GAAAATGTTGGAAATAAGGAAAATACAAAAACAGCAGGGCAAATATTAAAAGAAGCAGGGTATTCAGAAAATATTCAAAAGAATCCCTATCTTATTTTAGAGAGTGAAACCATTAAGCAAGGTTTAATTCCTGTTGCTGATGAATTAAAAAAACAAAGACGTAAAGCTATTAAAAGGTTGGGTGAAACAGTTAATAAAGCTAGTTATAGAGATGTAAATGATGCTGTTGACAAACTTACAAAGAATATTCAGTTACTAGGTGGCAAGCCAACAGAAACAGTCAAGCATACTGTTGAAGGATTTAATATGATACAACCACATGACCCCAACGATAAAACCGTTACCAAAACAATTCCTAGCGTGGCAGAAGCTACAGGACAAGACAACTAAATATTTACTGTTTGGAGGAGGAGCAGGAGGGGGTAAAGCCCAAACATTGAATAGTAAAATACTTACTAGGGCTGGTTTTATAAGAATGGGTGATGTTAAAATAGGTGATGAAATTGTTACACCAGATAATAATACTGCTAATGTTATTGCTATACATCCACAGGGATTACAGGATATTTACGAGATAGAGTTTATTGATGGAGCAAAGATAAAAACGACAAAAGAACACTTATTTGAGTGTTGGACTGCTAGTAAAAAAAATACCAGAAAAATAAGAACAATAGATGAAATTTTAAAAATAAAGCAAAATGTAATAATTCCATTAGCTAATAAGTTAGATTTTGGGGATAATTATAAAGAAATTGATAGTTATTTAATTGGTGCATTGCTTGGTGACGGAGGACTGACAAAAAATAATATTACATTTACTACTGCGGATAAAGAAATTTTGAATTATTTAAATGTTGAAGATAATAAAATAATTCAAAAAAAGAAATACCAGTTTTCAATAGTTAGCAATAAACATAATAAACAAGGTTATCCTGTTAATCAATTATTAAACAAGTTAAAAAAATTAAAGTTAATACCAATAAAATGTGAAGATAGGTTTATTCCTAATGTTATAAAATATGGTTCATTACATAATAGATTAGAAGTTTTAAAAGGATTGATGGATACTGATGGGCATATTGATAATAGGGGGCATTGTAGTTTTACAAGTAAAAGTAAACAATTAGCTTTAGATGTTCAATATTTAGTTAGAAGTATTGGTGGTAAAGGCACATTGAGTAAAAAATTAAAATACTGTTATTATAAAGGTGATAAAAAAGAATGTATTTGTTATGAAGTTTATATACAGACAAAAAATAATAAAGATTTATTTAAATTAAAAAGGAAACTAGCACGAGTGAAGTCTTATAATGGTGGATATTCAGAACTTGGGAGAAGGATAAAAAGTATAAAATTGATTGGAAGAGAACAAGCACAATGTATAACAATCAGTGATAAAAAAGGATTATATATTTCAGATGATTTTATTGTTACACATAATAGCTGGCTAGGTAGCGAATGGTTACTTACTAATTGTTACTTCTATCCTAACTCTAAATGGTTTATAGGACGTAAAGAGCTTAAAAGACTGATGGCTAGTGCCTATGTAACGTTTCAGAAGGTATGCAAGTACCATAAAATACCAGAGAATGACTGGAAATTGAACGGACAGTACAATTTTATTGAGTTTCAGAATGGTAGTAGAATTGATTTATTAGATTTAAATTATCAACCTAGCGATCCAGAATTTGAAAGATTTGGTTCACTTGAATATACAGGTGGCTGGATTGAAGAAGCAGGTGAGGTAGTTTTTAAAGCGTTTGATGTTTTAAAATCAAGGATAGGTAGACAGTTGAATAAGGAATTAGATATTAAATCTAAACTATTATTAACAGCTAATCCTAAAAAGAACTGGCTTAAGAGAACAATCTGGAAACCCTGGCGTGATGGAATACTACCTAATAACTACGCATATATTCAATCACTTTATTCTGATAATCATTACACATCTAAAGAATATGGTGAGAATCTAAGCGAGATTAAAGACAAGGTAACAAGAGAGAGATTAAAAGAGGGCAACTGGAACTATGATGACAGTGCTAATAGCTTGGTAGATATTGATGCAATACAAGACTTATGGACTAACACAGTTGAAACAGGTAATAAGTATTTAGTAATTGATGTAGCAAGATTCGGACAAGATACAACTAAATTCTATTACTGGAATGGTTGGAAAGTATATAAGATTGAAACATTTGAACACCAAAACACTGAGATAACAGCAAGCAAAGCTAAAGAAGCATTATCAGAGGAGCAGATACCATTTAGTAGGTGTCTTGTTGATGAAGTTGGCGTAGGTGGTGGTGTACTTGATAATTTAAAAGGAGCTAAAGGCTTTATAGCCAATAGTATTCCAATGGAAGATTTAAAAGCTGAACCTATATATCTTGTAAAGAATGGTGAGAATATTAAGAAGTTTCCTAGAGAGAATTTTAAAACACTAAAAGACCAGTGTGGTTATAAACTAGCAGAGAAGATAAACAGGCACGAAATAGGCATTGATTGTAACGATGAAGCCTTAAAAGAGATTATAGAAGAAGAAGTAAGCGAGTTAAAAGACTATAAACCTGATGAAGATACAAAGAAACAGCTTGTACCTAAAGACGAGATTAAAGAGAATATAGGTAGAAGCCCTGATAATCTTGACTGCTTATTAATGAGAATGTTCTTTGAACTAGACGCAGATGACGGAGAGGATTCAGACGGTGGCTTTGGCGGAGATAAACCTAACTTTGGATAATTAACTGGGGATATATGAATAAAATAAAGTTTCCTTATAAAACAGTAATACTAGGTTTTATAGTGATGATGACAGGTATAGTATGGTTAAGTGTTCTAATAGGTGATTTAAGAAAAACAGAATATCCAGTATATAATAAAACAAATACTTGTTATGATATGGTTTGGGGTGGTATTTCAACATCAACAGCACCCATTTGGATAGAATGTAAAACAGGTAAATTACATTTTAATCTTGAAAAAGTTTGTATAGGTGCTAATGAAATTCCAGAATCAACCAGTCCAACTACTACTATTTATACTTTTAAACCAATGTATCTATATCGTCAAATAGAATGGACAGGTACTAATCCTTGTAAATAATTAACTAAAAACTGGGGAATTATGAAAGAAAACAGTAGGTGTTGTAAGGCAAAGATAAATAAAGATATTTGTTCTAAGTGTAAAAAGAAAATAGATGGAATTATTTTATCTGGATATAGTAAGAAAACAGCAGATAAGATTGGTAAAGATTTTGGAAGAGCAATTAAAAAATTAAGTTAAGAACTGGGGCAGAATGATATAAGAATATCAACACAAACAGAAAATGAAGTTCAGTCATTCGACGACGCAGTAACACTATCAAGTGGTGTTGAATTTGATTACAGAAAAACACTTAAACACATAAATAGGAATAAAAGAGGTAAGTTTGAGAGTTGTAGTGATGAAAACGCAGTATTCTGGCCTCTAGGTATGCAACGAGCACCACACTTTGCAAAGAAACTTAACCCAGATGTTAAGAATTTTAATGTAGAGGGGTATGGAGATATAAACTTCTATCAAGCGTGGGTATGTGATATGAGATTTCGTAAGTGGGCTAAAGACACAGGGTTTACAAGAGATTTAGACGATTACGCTGAATCACTTGCTGACTTTGGTAGTTGTGCTATTAAACTGGTTGAGAAAAAGGGCGGAGGGTTTGATACTAACGAGGTAGACCTAATGAAACTATGGTTTGACCCTACTATTAAATCATTCTATGACCAGACTAAAATAGAGTTACACGAGTTACAACAGCACACAGTAGACAATATGGAAGGCTGGAGTAATAAAAGACTAGCTTGGAACAAGGCTGAAACAGTAGATGACGAAGAAACAGAGAAAGCAGACGCAACAGAAACAGTAGCAGAGAAACGTAAGTTTTGGGAACGTGTTGGTTGGTTTGATGTAGGCGGTTATGAGAAAGGTGATTTAACTAAACCTTACGACCCTGGCTATGTTAAAGGTGATGACGGAGTAGTCTTAACAGGCGAAGATAACAAGCCATTACTAGATACTAAAGGAATAGAAGCTGACTGGAAGTTTATGCACGTTATCTTCTCGGCTAGTGGTGATGATGAAGTAGTAGTTTTTAGTGAAGAGATTAGCGTTGATAAGGACATTTACATTGACTTGCATATTTCTAAATACGAAGACAGGTGGTTAAGAATAGGAGTATACGAAAGA